AGGTTCTTGAATACCATCATCCATAAACCCAAACGGTGCCATATCCTGTTCTAATTGATTCTGTTGTTCTGCAAACATCCTTGCACGAATATCATCATCTGTTAATTCTTTAAAATATGTTTGTTCTATCAACCATCCGAATAATACACAACACATTACAAGGTCATCTGTGTGTCCTTCTTCTGCTTCGTATGATTGTCCCTTGAGAATAAAGGTAGATAGTTCTGTGATTAAGTCATAATCTTGGATAAACATCTTATCAGTTTCGATAACCTGTTTAATATTAGAGCAACCTAGTCTTTTTACAGCCTTTGTTGTTCTTACCCCAAGTTGTGCTTTTCCACCGCTAAAACCACCCCCAACGACTTGACCCGCACGACCTCGCATGCTTGCCATTATTAGGTTCTCATACTCCAAGTCAAATTGTAGTGCAGTTGCAACCTGTTCACCAATATCATTTACCTCTATCAATACATATGCCATGTTATATGCTTTCGCAACATCATGTATAATATTAGGGAACAACATAGGTTTAATCTCATTGTCACGATATTTTGCAACAATACGATACGGTACTGTAGATACATCAAATACAATAAATGCAGAGTAATCGTTATTCGTACCTCTTGATACGTCTGCAACAATTACATATGTTGCACCATGTTTTGGTTTTTCATACATATCCAATCCAGCATTAGAAGTAAGTGGATTATGGAATGCCATTGCTTTAATCTTAGCAGGATGTATTAGTGTGTTTGCAGAACCAAGGAATTCACATTCAAACTCTCGTTTAAATTGTTCCTCTGAGGTGTTCGCTATTGTCTCTGTTTTCCACTTTTCGTCACGCCCTGGCACTTGACTCCAGTGTACGTCTACTATATTATAAGAGTTACGTTTGTTCTCTGCATCCACCCATAACTTGTAGAATAAGTTCATACCGTTAGGTGTTGATACAATAATAACCTTTGTAGATTTACCAGATGAAATTGTAGGATACACAGAACTAAAGAAGTCCTCTGCTACGTTAGTTGGAACGAATGCAAATTCGTCCAAGAATATCATGTTGTAAGAACCACCACGAACAGCAGATGAAGATGTAGAGGATGCAACCACCCTACTACCATTCTCTAAGTCTACCGAACCTTTGTTCCAAGATACCACTCCCTGTTGTAACCACTTAGGAAGATTCTCGTATGCAAGTTGTAGTCTACCAAGAATATCTCGTGCAGTCGCAGCCTTGTTGGCAAGGATTGCAACATTCATGTTAGGATTGAATAGAACGTAGTGAAGAATATAGGATACCATAGTCGTGGATTTACCAGACTGTCTTGGCATCTTACATATAGTGAATCTGTCGTTGTGGATTGTCTCTACAATATTCTCTTGGAAATCATAGAGTTTAAAGGGTACTAAACCCTCATCTAAAGATACAATCTTGATATAGTTCTTAATGAAGTATATAGGGTCTTCCATACACTTCTGATATTCAAGTATATTTTCTTTCGTACAATTTACAGGGACGTTAGATTTTTTTAGAAGGGGATTGCCCAGATAATGATTTTCAGACATAGTTTTGTATTTTCACATTTATTGCAATACATATTCTTAATTTATCACCAGCATTCTTAGATGGACTTGTTCCATGTTGTAACCAGCCAGGGAACATATATCCACCCCCCTGTTTTGGTTTATAAAAAATTCTATCACCATTTTTTTGTGTTTGATAATAATCATTTGCAGCTGCAGGTCTTGGGTCTAAAATTTCCAATGAACCATTATTGCCAACCATCTCTGGTACAAGTGGATAGTATGTCATAGACAGTTCTACACCAGAATGATTATGTATTTTAGAATAATCATTTGGGCCATATATCATTGCCCAAGGGGTCATTTTAACTCGATTCCCAAAATTATCTTTAAAATTTTGGTCTATATTATCATTACCCCACTCTATTACTAGACTACTTATTCTTTTATAAAATTCTAAAACATATGAATTTTGTAATGCTTTATCACTAAAAAGATTATAATCTGTATGTGTACCACCTACCATACTATAAGCATTATCTTTAGGCATAGACATAATATAGTCTACTAACCCACTATTCATATCATCAACATCTTTCCATTTGTATTCATATACAGATGTTGCAAACAGGTGTTCTCTTATCATAAAAAATTATAGTTTAACACTATCCTCTTTTTATTATCTGTCTGAGAAACAGGAGAGTGTTTCATATTTCCATCAAACAATACTGCTCTATTATACTTCTGTTTAATAAAAGTTCCATCTTCAAATATAGTTCCACCATTATTGTCATTAAGATACAATAAAAGAGTTTTTGAAGGTAAGTCGCCAAGTCCCCAAATATCTATATGAAACCCACCAGATGTATGAACTGGTTGGCAAAAAGATATATTTACTTTGGATTTTAGGGGGATTTTAACACCAAGAGTATTTCTTACTTCAGTGTCTATATTTGGCCAGGCGTTAATTGGTAAATGCGTGTTTACATCATTACCAAATCTATCTCTTAAAAGTATGACATTTTTAATATCATATTTAATATCAATTTTAGAAATATTGTGAGTCTTTAAAACTTCTTCATGCTTATCATCTCTTTGGAGTTTACCATTATCCAATGCAATATCAGATTCATATACCTCTTCTGCAATATTCCACTGCATATTAGGATTGTCTAGCTGATTTACAAAATTATTTAAAAGCTCTTCTGGGAGAAAATTCTCAAAAATTTCTGGGGATTTCATATTTCACTTCTTTCATATTATATAGTTATTTATTAAGGTAAGTTAAGAGGGTCGTCAGGCCACGTGATATCAAATGGGTCTGATTGTTTAGTAATATCTCTAAGTGCTTGCCTATATGTTTTTACATTGGCAGGCATATCAGTAGTATCCGAAAACGAATACCAATCAGTTCTAGACAGTTCATAATCTCTTTTATCTCTAACCACTGCCCACTGCATTTCTGTTTTTAAAGCAATTGCTGCATCTCTTTTATCAGTGTCGTCAAAGGTTATATCTTTCTCAACCCAAACCTTTTCATAAAAATCACCGTTAGATTCTATTGTTTCAACCCATTCTTTTGTAGGGTCGTTTTGCATTGGTTTATCTGCATCAATCCAAATGCAATACCCTTCAGGCAATCCATTTTTAGATTCTTCTACTTCACCAGATGGTTTTCCGTCTACTAATTTTCTAATTATCATTTGTTACTCCTATGACGTTGCGTTACTTGGAAACGATGCATAGACACCAGAGCCACTATTTCTGTAACCCCAAATAATTCTAACTGCACCAGCACCACCGTTTGGTATTGTTCCGCCACCACCATTCGGGCCACCAGTACCACCACCGTATGCACCACCACCGCCTGGATTTGCGTTTGCGTGTGTAGACCATCCGCCAGTTCCACCAGTTCCACCAGTTGAGCCACCAGAACCGCCGCCACCACCATTCACATTGTTATTATTACCATTATTTGCGGTTGCGCCATTTGAACCTATTCCGTTCAGTCCAACACCACCGCCTCCAGAACCGCCGCCTTCGTTGTTAGCGCCTGCAGCACCACCAGCACCACCACCGCCAGCACCAGCTTGACCATTAGTACCTACACCAGCATTTGTACTGGCTCTATTTGGATCATTTGAGCCTCCACGACCACCGCCTCCAGAATATCCACCAGCACCACCACCGCCAGGGCCTCCAGAGTTTGCAGTATCTGTACCGCCAGTACCACCATTACCACCGCCATTATTTGTGCCTGAACGTGTTCCACCAGCACCACCAGTACCGCTGGAACTGTTTCCAGTACCACCTGCTCCACCACCAGCGGTGCAACTAAATGCAGTTGAAGCGCCACCAGCATTACCAGCAAATGGCCCACCAGTATAAGTACCATTTTGTCCAACACCACCAGCACCAACCGTAATAGAGTGTGTAGAGCCTGGGGTTACTGTAATACTATTTCTATATGCGAGAGCTCCACCGCCACCAGCACCACCAGAGTTACCATGACCAGCAGTACCA